ACTATAAACCATATGGATTGGATGTAGGTAATACTAAGCCAGCATCATCGGCACCAACTGCATCAGCAGTAACACCGAAGGTTGCGGAGGCTCCAGTAGCACAAACTTCAACTCCAGCTGAAACACCGGCTCCTGTACAAGCAGAAGCAACACCTCAACCAGCAATGGCAGAGGCGAGTGCGCCAGCAAGTGGTGGTCAGGGAACTGATGCCGCTGATATCCTGAAAATGATTAGAAGTCGTAAATCTGATTAATCATTAACAACTAGTGAGGGAGACTTTGTGTCTCCCTCCATATCAAAGGAGTAGAATATGCCAAGAGCATTTGACGTAAGTAAATTTAGAAAAAGTATCACAAAAGCAGTTCCAGGCGTTAGTTCTGGTTTTCGTGACCCTGATACTTGGATCTCAACAGGTAACTACTGTCTAAACAAGTTAATCAGTGGAGACTTTTATAAAGGTATTCCACTAGGAAAAGTAACAGTATTTGCAGGCGAAAGCGGTGCAGGTAAATCATATGTTGCGGCAGGCAACATTGTCAAGGCGGCACAAGACCAAGGTATCTTTGTAGTTCTGATAGACTCAGAAAATGCATTAGATGAGAAATGGCTACATGCATTGCAAGTAGATACTGCCGAAGACAAACTGTTGAAATTAAATGTGGCAATGATTGACGATGTTGCTAAAATTATTAATGACTTTATGAAAGATTACAAGGCGGAGTATGCTGATGCAGAAGACTCAGAACGTCCTAAAGTAATGTTTGTTATTGATAGTTTAGGAATGATGTTGACACCAACTGACGTTGACCAGTTTCAAAAAGGTGATATGAAAGGTGACATGGGTCGTAAACCTAAAGCACTAGCATCACTAGTTCGTAACTCAGTTAATATGTTTGGTGATTACAATGTAGGACTAGTATGTACTAATCACACATATGCATCACAAGATATGTTTGACCCGGATGATAAGATTTCAGGTGGACAAGGGTTTATCTATGCATCAAGTATTGTTGTTGCAATGAAAAAACTTAAACTAAAAGTTGACGCAGACGGTAATAAAACATCACAAGTACACGGTATTCGAGCGGCTTGTAAAGTAATGAAAACACGTTATGCAAAACCATTTGAAAGCGTACAAGTAGAAATTCCATACGAAACAGGTATGAGTCCTTACAGTGGTCTTTTGGATTTCTTTGAAGCAAAAGGTGTACTAGTCAAGCAAGGCAATCGTTTGAAATATATGACTAAAGCAGGCGAAGAAATGATTGAGTTCCGTAAAAACTGGACTGATGAAAAACTTAACGTAGTAATGGAAGAATGGAATGATAGAAATTTTGATGATGAATCAGAAGAACTAGAAGCTCCAGAATTAGATAACATCGAAGTAAACGAGGAAGCATAATGGCTAAATATTTTTCGACCAAGTGCTATGGGCATAACATTGGACTAAGTGCAGTGTTTAGACAGCCCCATGCAGATTCACATTGTAGTTTATTACATGGATATAGTTTATCATTCAAATTTACATTTGGATGTAATGAACTAGATGAACGTAATTGGGTAGTAGATTTTGGTGGATTAAAACCACTAAAGAAATGGCTAGAGGATAGTTTCGACCATAAAGTAGTTTGTGATAGAAATGACCCTCTGTTGTATAAGTTGACTGAATTAGAATCATCTGGTCTAGCAGAACTTACACTATTAGATGGTGTAGGGGTCGAAAAATTTTCAGAACACGCTTGGCGTTTTGCGGATAAACTCGTAAGAGAATCTTCAAATGGTAGGTGTTTTTGTGTAAGAGTAGAATGTGCGGAACATGGCGCAAATTCGGCAATTTATGAGGCATACATGCCTCATCGTTTATGAGGACCAAATGGCGGCAGTAGAGTTAGAAACAGTATTTGAGTTATGGGAAAAAGTTTTACCTTTTATCCCAGCAAAAGATAAATTAGAAGCGGCAGAAACATTTATTAAAGTGTGCGATGATAGTGGAATCGAACAAAATGAGATAGATGAATTTGCTGAAGGAGACAAGATACTTGAAACGGCGGTAGACAGGTATTTCGAAGAATTTGAAGATGAAGAGGAAGACTGGTAATGGAAAATTGGTATAGTAAGGTAGTTAAGGATTGGGCTAAAATTCCTGATTGCGTTGATTACTTCACCAATGAATTATCGGATGCACGTTCAGAAGTAAGAATTTATGGCAATGTGGAGAAAAATGCTACACATTTGCCATCTTACGTTGAATTGCGTTTTGCTCAATTACAAGAACTTGAAGCAATCCTAGAACATCTAAATATACAGTTACGTAAAAAACGTAGTGAATATTTACGAAAATATTTAGAGAACTACAACAAGGCACTTAGTTCCCGTGATGCAGAAAAGTATGCAGATGGCGAAGCTGAGGTTGTTGCTATTAGTGAACTAATAAATCAAGTAGCATACACCCGTAATCAGTATTTAGGTATAACAAAAGGTTTTGAGATTAAACACTTTCAGTTAACCAATATAATTAAGTTACGAGTAGCAGGAATGGAAGATGCAGAAATAAACAACAGACATTAATGAACACCGGTAATGAGTAAATACATTACCAGTTAGAGAGATAAAACATGAGCGAAATTAAAGTAATCAAAAGAGACGGCATCCCAGAGCCACTAGACTTAGAAAAAATGCACAAAGTTGTGATGTTTGCATGTGAAGGCATTGCAGGTGTAAGTGCAAGTGAAGTAGAATTAAAATCACATATTCAATTTTTTGATGGTATTACTAGTGTAGAAATACAAGAAACATTGATTAAAGCCGCGGCAGATTTAATATCAGAAGAAACTCCAAACTATCAATGGGTAGCGGGTAATCTTGTGAACTATCATTTGAGAAAAATGGTATATAACAGTTTTGAACCATGGCATATTCGTGATATTATTAAATTAAATACAGAAAAAGGTTTCTATGATCCATCACTACTTGAAGATTATTCAGAAGAAGATTGGGAAGAAATTAATAGTTTTATCAAACACGAAAGAGATTTCAATATTGCATATGTTGGTATGGAACAGTTTCGTGGCAAATACTTAGTTCAAAATAGGGTAACTGGGCACCATTTTGAAACACCGCAGATTACATACGCTCTAATTTCTGCATCTTTATTTGGTAACTATCCAAAAGAAACAAGAATGAAATATGTCAGAGAATACTATGATTCAATTAGTAATTTTGATATCTCTCTGCCTACTCCTGTTATGGCTGGCGTACGTACGCCACAGCGACAGTTTTCATCCTGTGTTCTGATTGAAACAGACGATTCACTAGATTCTATAAATGCTACCTCTAGTGCAGTGGTCAAGTATGTTTCTCAGAAAGCAGGCATAGGTATTGGTGCCGGTAGCATCCGTGCTATAAATTCACCAATACGAAATGGAGATGCAAGTCATACAGGAGTTATTCCTTTTTATAAATTATTTCAAGCAAGTGTAAAATCATGTTCGCAAGGCGGCGTCCGTGGCGGAGCGGCAACTTTATATTATCCGTTATGGCATTACGAAGTAGAAGACTTATTAGTATTAAAGAATAACAAAGGTACAGAAGATAATAGAGTACGTCATATGGATTATGGTGTACAATTTAATAAATTAATGTATGAACGTCTAATGAGTGGAGGAGATATTACATTATTCTCTCCATCTGATGTTCCTGGTCTATATGAAGCATTCTTTGATGACCAAGATAAATTTCGTGAATTGTATGAAAAAGCAGAACGTTCTACTAAAATTCGTAAAAGAACAGTTCCTGCATTAGACTTATTTTCAGCATTTATGAATGAACGTAAAAATACAGGTCGTATATATTTGATGAATGTAGACCATGCAAATGAGCATAGTTCATTCATTTCAGATATGGCACCTATACGACAGTCAAACTTATGTTGCGAAATTAATCTACCAACGAAGCCTTTAAAACATTTACATGATGAAGAAGGTGAAATTGCTCTTTGTACTCTTAGTGCGATTAATTGGGGAAATATTAAAACACCAGAAGACTTTGCTAAACCTTGTGAGTTAGCAGTGCGTGGCTTGGATGCTCTATTAGATTATCAAAGATATCCTGTACTTGCGGCTGAAATTTCAACTAATAATAGAAGACCTCTTGGTGTTGGTATTATTAATTTTGCATACTGGTTAGCTAAGAATGATACAAACTATTCTGACCCTGATTTAAAACTTGTTGATGAATGGGCAGAAGCGTGGTCGTATCATCTTATCAAAGCATCTAATACTTTAGCACAAGAATACAATGCATGTCCGTTATCATCACAAACTAAGTACGGAAACGGAATTTTGCCAATTGATACATATAAACCTGAGGTTGATGAATTAGTAAAAAGAAAATATACACAAGACTGGAAAGGTCTAAGAAAAGATTTAAAAAAACACGGCATTCGTAACTCAACACTGATGGCACTTATGCCTGCTGAAACGTCTGCACAAATATCAAATTCAACTAATGGTATAGAACCACCGAGAAGTATGGTTAGTGTTAAGCAGTCCAAACATGGTGTGTTAAAGCAAGTTGTACCCGGTATTCACAAGTTAAAAAACAAGTATGAGTTGTTATGGGACCAAGAGTCGCCAGAGGGATATCTAAAAATTATGGCTGTATTACAAAAATATATTGACCAAGGTATATCAGTTAATACTTCATACAACCCTATATTCTTTGAAGATGAAAAGATACCAATGTCAGTGATGTTGCAACATCTTATTATGTTCTACAAATACGGTGGTAAACAACTTTATTACTTTAATACATTTGATGGACAAGGGGAAATTGATGTAAGTAAAGATATTCCAGAGGATTTGAAGTCAAGGGAAGAGTTTAACAGCGACATAGAGTATGAAGAATATTGTGATAGTTGTGCTATCTAAATATCAAATGACAAAGTAACAAAAAAGATAAATATCACATTAGAACTAGAAAGTAGAGAGATATAAATGTCAGTATTCAATTCAGATAATAAAGCAGACCATACGAAAGCATTGGCTTTCTTAGACCCATCAGGCGGAGTAGCAATTCAACGTTTTGATATGTTAAAATACAAACAGTTTGATAAACTTACTGACAAGCAACTAGGTTTCTTTTGGCGTCCAGAAGAAGTAGATGTAACTAAAGATTCAAATGATTTTAAAAATCTTACAGACCATGAGCGTCATATCTTTACATCAAATCTAAAGCGTCAAATTCTACTAGATAGTGTACAAGGTCGTGCACCAGTAGAAGCATTTGGCCCACTAGTATCTATT